AGAATGAGGGTTTAATGAAACACTATGGATTTGATGGTTCACATCAATACAGATATGCGAGGATATTTTAAATGAGTTGGCAAACAGCAGTAATAGGTGCAATGGGTGCAGCACAATTTCAAGCACAAGGTGTTATTGGCAAATATAATCAAGGTGTACAAAATCGTAAAGCAGAAATTTTAGAACAAGAAGCAGAACAAATAGAAAAACAAACTGAATTTGATATTGCTCAATTTGATAAAACATTTGAAAAAATAGAAGGTGAAACAAAAGTTAATCTTGCTAAATCTGGAGTTGTTCAAGGAAGCGGAACTGCTTATAGAATACAAATGCAAAATGCAAGAGAAGCAGAATTGCAAAGAAACATCATAGAATATAATTCAAAAGTTGCTGCGAATAAAAAAATGGAGTCTGCAAAATTTGCTAGAATATCTGGACAGTTAGCTTACGAACAAGCTCAACTTGCAAGAATTAATACAGTTGCAAGTGTTGGAACAAGTTTATTAACAATGTCAAATAGTTCTCCTAGTTTTACAAATATAGGTAGAACTGCAACTGATTATACGGATTTATAATGCCAAAAATACCTACATTTACTACAGAGCTTAGACCAACTGCAGAAGTAAGTGGTATAAAAGCAGATGTACAAGTTCCATTAACATCAACAATTTCTAATGCTCTTACCCCTGTTGCAAAAGCAATAGTTAAACACAAAGTACAAGAAAAAGATTTTGAAAATAAAACTGAAGCATTAAAATTAGAAAACGAAGCGTTACTAGAATTTACAGATACTTTAGAAAGAGCGAGTAAATTAGACAATAAAGATCAAGCATTTCAAATAGTAAAAACAGAATCTGAAAGAATTAAAAATACTTTTTCTAACAGAGCTTCTAATAAATATGTTCAAACATTATTTAATAATAATTTTTATGGAGAAGTTCAAAAAGGAATATTTAAAGTTAACAATAGAGTTTCGACAAACATAATTCAATCATTAGATAATGAAGTTAGTGTTGCTAAAAATAGATTACTTAGAGAAGCATATGTTGTTGGAGACGAATTGGCTCTTGCTACTATAGAAGAAGATTTAAAAAATTTATATGAAAAATCATATAAGGGAAGAATAGACGTAGATGATTATAACAGATTATTATTAGCTATACCTAATGAGTTAGAATATTTTAAAGCTACACAACAAATAACAAAAAATCCAAGACAAGCATTCTTAGATTTAAAAGATAAAAATAAATATACAAATTTAGATTACAAACAAACAGATACATTATTAAATAGTGTTAAAGGTGTTTTAACTCCAGAAATAAAAAGAGAATGGGAAAATTTTACTGCTGCTGCTTTAGATGGAAAAGAACTGCCTTTTGATATGGCTTTTGCAAAAGAAATTTTACCATCAAGAACATTTAATGACATGATGGATCAACATTCTATAATTAAAAAAACTGTTGCAAATACAAAAATATTAAATTCAGTTAATCAATCAGAATTAAAATCTACTCTTGATTCAATGAATAAAGATGCTGAAAATTCTATGGAGTATGTAGAATTTAAAAAAGTAAAAGAATATTATGAAGGAGTAGTAGATAGAAGAAATAAAGCTATGATTGAAGATCCTGTTAATTTTATTATAGCAACTAATGAAACTGCAGAAAATTTATTAAATGAATTACAAGAACAAGATCTTTCACCAGAATTACTTCTTCAAAAAAAATTAGCTTTAACAGAATTTTTAGTTAAGGAACAAAAATTATTAGGCAATCAAGATCACCAAATAAGAGTTATGTCTAATCAAGAATCAAAAAATTGGGTTAGTACATATAAAAGATCTGACGCTAAAGAAAGAATATTTATGTTGCAAAAATTAGATATAGAATTTGGAGAATACAATTCAAAAGCATTATTAGAATTATCAAGTGATGGTTTACCTTTTACGGCTCAACTATCTTCATTCTTGCAAGACGAAACTGAAACAATGAAATTTTTAAGTTTAGATGAGAAATCAGAACAAGATGTTTTAAAAAAATTTTTACAAGATAAAGAGTCAAGTTTACCAGAAGTAAGAAAAGAAGTAAGAAAAAGAATAAAAGATTTTGAAGATGTTATAGTTAGAGGAAATAGATTTGATACTAGTCAAGCTAGTGTTAAAATGGAAAAAATTGTAGAAACTTTATCTTACTATGCTGCAAATGAATTGTATGCAAATCAAGCTGACTCTATTGAAGATGCTGCGGATGCTGCTGCAAATATTATCATGGGTAGATTTGAAGTTGAAGAGAGTTATTACGTTCCAAAAGTTTTTAATGGAAAACCAGTAAATGTTGATCAACCTACTGGTATTGTAGATAAAGCAGAATTAATTAAAAATCATTATTTAGATCAATTTGAAGCTGTTGCTTTTGGATCAGAAAAAGAAGATGACATTCAAAAACTTACAGAAGATTTTAAAGTTCAAGCTAGATATAATGGTGAATGGAGAAATACTGCTGATGGTACAGGTTTAATATATGGAATTGTTTTTCCGGGTGGAGAATTTGCTCCTCTTATAAATAAAAACGGAGATAATTTAATGTTTAAATTTGATGATACTAGCAAAACTTTACCGGGAACTGACATTCAATTAGATTATACTTTAGCAAGACCAGAATCAAAAAAATCTACATTAGAAGAACAGTTTGAAGAAAAATTTACAGACGAAGAAATTGAAAAAATAAGATTTAGATAATGGCTCAACTTAGTTTTGGATTAAATATAAATGAAGATAGACAAAAAAATGGCTATGACTATTATGAGCAAAATTTAAGTTCTATTTTAGGAGCGGTAGCAGCAGAAAATTGGAATTTCAATCCTCTTCAAATGACAAGAAATTATTTTGATCTTGAAAAAGCAAGATTACAAGAAATAAGTCAAAACAATGAAAAAGTTCCAAGAGATGAGTTAAACAAAAAATATTCTGAGTTAGGATTATTTTTTGAAGATGATGAATTTCAATCTGTTGTTGACATCATGGTTGATGAAAAACAAGAAGAGTTAGATAGAAAAAGTATTATTGAGCGTGGACCAAAAGGTTCTTGGAATCCTTTTAAATCTGGTTTCTATGTAGGAGCAGCAAAGGTTGGAACTGGTCTTGCGGTATCTTTAGCAGATCCATTCAATGTTGCTTTATCTTTTGTTCCTATAGTTGGTCAAAGTAAGTTTGCGTATATGGCAGCTAGAACAAGTTTAAGAACTGCAAGATTAGCAAAAGGTGCAGCAGAAGGTGCTGTTGGTGCAGCAATACTTGAGCCTATTGTTTATAATGTAGCTCAAAAATTACAAGCAGATTATGATTTAACCGATTCACTTTTGAACGTAACATTTGGAACTGTAATTGGTGGTGGACTTCATGTAGGTGTTGGTAAATTAAAAGATATTAATACTGCAAAAAATTTTAAAACAAGATTAAATAAAATAAGAAAAGATAAAGAAGATGGTAAATTTGGACCAGATCAACCAGATCCAGAGTTAAACTTATATAGAGAATACTATCCTGTAGAGGGTGAAACTATGATGGCTTTAGCTAAAACAGATCCTAAAACTAGAAGATTATTATTAGAAAAATCAGTAAGAGATATTGTTACAGAAGAAGGAGTAGATACTTCACCTGTTGTAAATTCTGATCCAACTTTAAAACAAGTTTCTGAAACTGTAACTCAACCTTCACAAAAAGTTCCTACAAGAACAAAAATAAATCAAACTACTGAAGCTAATGATGTAGCCACAAAAACACCTAGAAATGAAAATACAGTAAACAATCCAGAAATAGAATCTATTGAAAAAAGATTAGAAAATTTAAAACAAAGACAAACAGAAAAATATGAAAAAGATTTAGATTTTGGAGATAAAGAAAAAATGACAAAAATTACAAAAGATGAATTAGATGAAGTTAATGCAAAGAGCAAAGATCTGGATGAAGTTGTTTCTGATTATATTAATTGTACAAGTGGAAGATAGTTATGGCAAAAGATAAATGTTTATTAAGAATAGAAGATTTACTAACTAAATCATCTCTTAATGCTGTTAGAAAAGATGAAATTATAAGTGCTATTAAAGAAGCAAAAGCAAGAAGAGGTTTATCAAGAATAGATGATATTGATGTTGATAGTGTAGCAAAAGAAGTATCTGAACAAATTAAATTACAAAAATTAATTAATAAAAGAAATGCTTTAGAAGATGAAATAAAAATAAGAAATGCAGTTGATTTTATTTTTGAAGATTTTGCAGACGATCCAGCTGAAGGATTAATAGCATATGCGGTTGGATCAAATAAAATAGCAAAGGGAGCCAAATCATCTGTTGCTGCACATCAACACGCAGTAGTTGGTCAATTAGTTGGAGCTTGGGAAACAAAATTAAAAGAGTTAGGTTTAGAAGAAATTTTTACAAAAGGTTTAGATGATATTGCCGAACCAGAATTACAATTAAGAATTACAAAAGTAATTGAACAATTAAGTAAAAAAACTGAAATGGAACAAAGAAGTGGATTACAAGGTGTTGTTGATGGAGAAACAAATCCTAAAATAATTAAATTAGCAGAAGCTATGGAAGAATTTTCTGAATTAATAAGAACAAAATTAAATGATAGAGGAGCAAACATAGGAAAAATATGGGGTTATATAATAAGACAATCTCACGATCCTTATCTTGTTAGAGATGCTGCAAAAGTATTAGGTTTAAATTTAGACGATATTAAAGTTGATCCTAGTTTACAAAAATTTAAAAAAGATATTAATTACAACAAAAATTATACTGCATGGAAAAATTATGTACTACCTAAATTAGATAAAGATAGAACTTTTGCAGATGTTGATGATGTAGATGAATTTATGCTTTCTGTTTATAACACTCTTGTAGGAAATAAATATTTATTATCTGATGGATCTCAATATGCTTTTGGAGCAAAATTAGCTGACAACAAAGCTGATAAAGCAAAAATGAAAAGAGTTTTACATTTTAAAAATGGAACTGAATGGTTTGAGTATAATAATAATTTTGGTGTAGGAAATTTGAAAGAATCTTTTCTTTCTGGATTACAAACTGCAGGAAGAAATATTGGAATCATGGAAAGATTAGGAACAAGACCATCACAAAATTTTGATAAAATAAGATATGCAGTTCAAAAAAGAATGGAACAACAAGGAAGAGACACTACTTCTGTTGCTAGAGGTGAAAAATTTGATAAATTTATAAAAGTTATAGATGGATCAATTTATACTACAGGAAGTTTTAATGGAGCTAGATACTCAGCAATTGCAAGAGCTTTAGCTTCTATGGCAAGTCTTGGTGGAGCTACAATTTCTGCTGCTGCAGATATAGGTATTTTTGCTTCAGAAATGAGACATCAAGGAAGAACATTTTTAGGTGGATTAAAAGATGCTTTTGTTGCTTTAAGTACAATAAAAAATTCTGAACAAAGAAAACAATTGGCAAAAATTTATGGTCTTATGACAGATAATACTATTTACGATGTTTCTGCTAGACATCAAGTTGGAGACAATCTAAGTAAGGGTTGGACTAATGTTCAAAGATTTTTTTTTAAAGTAAATTTACTTTCTTGGTGGACCAACACTTTAAAACGAAGTGCAATGTTGGGAATGTCTCATTATTATGCTTTACAAAGAGGATTAAGTTTTGATCAATTAAATAAACCATTACAAAGTTTATTTAAAACTTACGATATAGATTCAGTTAAATGGGATATTATTAGAAAACAAGGAATGGAAACAGTAGAAGATGGAACTGAATTTTTAAATATTGAAAAATTAGATCAAATATCTGATGCTGATATAAAAAAAATTGTAGGAATAGAAGATCTTAGTAAAAGAGAATTAAGAATTGAAAAAGAAAAATTCAAAGCATCGATATCTGCAATGTTATTAGATAGAACTACAACAGCAGTTATTGAACCAGATGCTAGAGTAAAAGGTGAAATGACAAGATCAACTATAGCAGGTACTCTTGGTGGAGAAGCAATAAGATTTTTAGGTCAATTTAAAGCATTTCCAATATCTATTGTTCAAAGAGTAGTAGGTAGAGAATTAGGTGTTAGAAAAGTTGATAAATTAAGAGGAAATATAGGTTTAGTTACAATGTTAGCTTCTAGTATAGCTTTTGGTTATATGTCTATGACTATCAAAGATTTATTAAAAGGAAGAACTCCAAGAGAATTAAATTATAGAACTATGCTTGATGCTATGCTTCAAGGTGGTGGATTAGGTATATATGGAGATTTAATATTTAGAGAAACTAAAACTGCAATGGAAAAAGCAGGTGTTATTCTTGGACCAGTTCCAAGCACCGCTATGGAATTATTACAGGCTATTACTTATGGTGTAACTGGAGAAGGTAAATTAGCAGCTAGATCTACCTATAGAGCTATCAAACAAAATATACCTTTTTTAAATCTATTTTATATAAAAACAGGATTTGACTATTTGTTTGGATATACTATACAAGAACTACTATCTCCGGGAAGTTTAAAGAGGATAGAAAAGAAATTGAAGAAGGAATACGATCAAGATTTTATATTTCCAAAACCTTCTTCTTATGTTAATAGGTTTTAATATATGACAATATCATCAACTACAGTAAAGAATTCATATTCTGGAGATGGGTCTACTACCCAGTTTAATTACACATTTAAAATTTTTGCGGATTCTGATTTACAGGTTATTATAAGATCAGCAGCAGGAACTGAAACTGTCAAAACAATAACTACTCACTACACAGTAGCAGGTGCAGGAAATACTAATGGTGGAAGCATTACTTTCACTTCTGGTAATATTCCAAC